TCAGCTGTCATTGAGTGCCCAGGAGAATGCCACCGGGATACGGCGCTCGATGAACAGGCTGTTGCCTTGTGTCTTCTTGGCCTGTTTCTTGGCTCGGGTCGCTGCCGAGGCAATCTGGTGCGGGGAAGAGTACTGGGCAGGTTCGATCTTCACCGCTCCTAGGGAAATGCTCACCAGCGGGTGTTGCACGCGGTTGCCCTGGCGGTCTTCGCTGAAATAGCCGCCGCGCTCGCGGTCTTCATCGTAATAGAAGGCGCTGGATTGGGCGGTGAAATTGTCCAGCATGTTGCGGCAGCGCCTTTCCCAATCCTCGCTCTGGAACATGATCAGGAAATCGTCGCCGCCGATATGGCCGATGAAGTCATGGTGCGGGTCGCAGCCTTGCTGCAGGATCCGGCCGGTGAGCTGAATCATGTCGTCGCCCTTGCGATAGCCGTAGACATCGTTGAAGGGCTTGAAGTGGTCCAGGTCGCAATAGCAGATGCAGAACTCGACCCCGCTTTGCAGCAGGTATTCGATGTGGTCGTTGATCGGCACGTTGCCCGGCAGCTGGGTCAGCGGGTTGGCATGGCGCGCGGCGTCGATCTGCATCTGGGTGATTTCGCGCAGCAGGTCATGCCCGGTTCCCAATCCCACATACTGGCCGCGGTCGGTGATGATGAAGCCGTTGGACAGGTGATGCGACTCGGCCTGCACCAGCAGGTTGGAGAGGTCTTGCAGGCTGGTGTCCTGCTCGGTCAGGATCGGGTTGGGATCCATGAAAAAGGCGCAGGACTTCTTGCCGTAAAGCTCGCGTCCATACAGGCGGGCGAAGCGCTCGACCATGCTGTAGCGGTTGATCAGCCCGATCGGCAGTCCGTTGCTGACCACCGGCAGCGCCTGCAACTGCGGATCGTTGACGAACATGTCGTAGACGTGGTCGTTGGTGATTTCCGGTGTGACGTACTGGGTTTCGCGCAGCAGCTTGAAGACGGTGGCGCTGCGTTTGCCGGGGCCGTATTTGTTGGCGGCCAGCGGCACCTTGTCGCGGCGCAGGGGCTTGGTGACATCTTCCGGGATCGACACCGGCGGTTCGGCCATCGGCCGGGCAATGTGGTAGCCCTGGCCGCAGGCGATGCCGAGGTCGCGGATGGTCAGCAGTTCAGCCTGCGATTCGATGCCTTCGGCGATGACGATGGAGCCGGATTTCTCGGCGATCTCCTGGATCGAGCGTACGAACTGCAGCTTCATCGGGTCGTTGTTGATGCCCTGCACGAAGTGCATGTCGATTTTGACGTACTCGGGCTGCAGCTCGGACCACAGGCGCAGGCTGGAGAAGCCTTCGCCGAGGTCGTCAATGGCGATCTGGAAGCCCATGTCGCGGTAATGCATGACGGCATTGCGCAGCAGGGCGTAGTCATAGGTCGGTTCGTTTTCGGTCAGCTCGATGATGATGCGCTGCGGATTGACGCCCAGATTCTCGAGATAACGCAGAGTCTCGCCCTGGATTGCCTCCGGCTGCATCAGTGCCCCGGGGGTGACGTTGAGGAACAGGTTGCCGGGCAGGCCGGATTGCGCGAAGCGGGTCAGGACGATGTGCCGGCACAGGTATTCCATCTGTACCGAGAGGTTGTGCGTACGCGCTACCTTGAACAGGGCCAGCGGGGAGTGCAGAGGGGTGTTGGACGGTCCGCGGATCAGGCCTTCATAACCGAGAATCTCGCCATTGCGCATGCGGACGATGGGCTGGAACAGCGCCGTCAGTTTGCGCTGGGCGATGATTTCGTGCAGCAGCGACAGCATCTGGTCGTCAGCATTTGGCGGCAACCCACCGGCGGCGCGGGCGATCAGCTCGGCAGCTTCGGCGTCGAGCGGAAAAGGGGCATTGGAAAGAGGCGCCATTTGGCTGTTCCCGATATGAAATTGTTCTAGGAGCGGAAAATAATTTACGGATGGATGCTAGAAGTGATTTATGACAAGACGATGATATGGGGGCGCAAGGTGAACCTTTTTGCATGAAAAAAACGGCGCTTTGCGTTTGAGGCAGCGCCAGTCCTGCATGCTGGGATCGGGCCGGTAAAAAATGGTGACGCAGCAATAAGTTGGAGGGAATAATTTCGAGAGGGATATTCCTTTATTAAAAAACTTCTGCTATAGTTGCGAGCTTTGCTGCTTCACGCAGTAAAGCGACCGAAGTTAACCGGAGAGGTGGCAGAGTGGTCGAATGTACCTGACTCGAAATCAGGCGTACGGTTTCCCGTACCGTGGGTTCGAATCCCACCCTCTCCGCCAGTATTTACGCGGGTTTCCGCGCTGTAGAGAAAGCCGCCATGTGCGGCTTTTTTTACGTCTGGTGGGGAAGAAGTTGCCCAGAAAATCAGGCGCGCTTCTTCCCGATCTTGGCCACCGCATCGGTCAGCGTATCGATGGCCAGGTGCGCATACCGCTGGGTACTGCGTGAGTCCTTGTGCCCCAGCACCCGCCCCACGGTATAGAGATCCACGCCGTTGTTTATCAGCTCACTGGCCGCGCTGTGGCGCAGGTCGTGGAGGTGCAGGTTATCCAGGCCGGCGCGCTCCCGGGCTTTCCGGAAGTTCGCTTGGATGGTGATCTTGGGTACCGACTGATCGAACACCCGGGCCGCGTACTTGATTCGCGGGTGCACCGGCACCATGCGCGGCGATCCATTCTTCGTGTCGGCCAGGGCAAAAACTTCCCCACTCAATTTATATTTCAGCAACTCGGACAGGCGCATGCCGCTGTAGAAGAGGATGCGGAAAGCTCGGCGCACGTTCCTGTTCTTGATGGCCAGGGCCAAGCGGATCATGTCGCGGCGGCTGGCATATTCCTGGCGCTCATTGCGCACGGCCGGCACCACCACCTTGGCAGCTGGATCTTCGTGGCCCATGCCGTGTTCCTTCCAGGCATACCGGCAGGCGGCGGTGAGGTAGCGGATTCGATTGCGTAGCGAGGCGGCCGAGAGCGGGGTTTCCATGCCCTCATTGTCTCGGGTGGCCTTGGCGATGTAGAACTTGCAGGCATCCGGCAGGGCGGAAAGGGGACGCCCCTGGTAGGCGAAGAACATGAGCGCCAATTCGCGCTCCACGTTCTTGCCGGTCTTGAGGTGGGGCAGGCGGTGCTTTATGTAGACGGCAACAGCGTCCTCGATTGAATGCTGAGCACGTTCGACGCTGGTCGCGACGGCGTAGAGCTTCGCGCTTTCTTGTCGGTCGTAGGCGTCAGCCTGGGCTTGATTCCATGTTTTTGGAAGAGCCTTTCGAGTCCGGACCCGCTGGCCATCGACACGGCGGTCGAACTCAAAGACGAAGCAACCTCGCGCTTTATCTCGGTAAATTGGCATTTTTGTCGATATTCAAGGATGTCTTGGCGGTTAAAGGTGACTCGGCGCCCAATTCGATAGCATGGGATCGGGCCAGCCGGCGCGGCTAGATCATATACCTTGCGGCTGGACACCCCCAAAATCGCGGCAGCGGCGCAGACGTTGATGGTTTCGGTCATCCCTTGATCCTCCTGAATTCAACCACCCACACCCACGGGTTGGCTGTCCAGCTGTCGGCGCCGTTGATGGATCCCCACAGCCACCGGAATTGGTCGGACGGATCGGCGGTCTGGCCCTCCGGGGAGAGTGCGCCGGGTGCCCATGTCGCTACACCCTCGGCCGCCGCGTCGGCCTCGCTGATGTCCTGCAGGCGCTCCACGCGCACGCCGGTGATTTCCAGAAGGATGCGGCTGGCCGCGCGCGGTGCATGAATTGCTGGGCGCTTCCACCAGGTGATGCAGCCATCGACGCGCCGGCTGGATATGAAATGCGGTTCGTCCGAGGCATATCGGTACTGGAAGCCGCCTTCGATGGTCATGTCGACGAAGTGCCATTCCAGCCGCCCTTTTTCCTCGCTATATCGCTGCTCCCACATACCCCACGCAAACACCGTTTCGCGCACCCAGATGCGGTCGCCGGGCTGGCCGTAGGGGCATGCTTGGCTCCAGTCCGATACTTCGCAGACGGGGCCGGGCGGCTCGGTATCCACCCAGGCGTAGAAATTGGGAAGGTGGTCGGGATGGTTGTATTGCATCACCTTGTAGGTCGCTGCCGGTGGCTGCGGCTTGACCGGACGCCGCGTCTGCGTCTTGTCGCCGGCCAGGACACCGCGCACCATGGCGCCGCTGAAAAGGATAGGGCGTTCTTTCATCCGAAAATCTCCTTCAGGGCCTCGTCTTGGGCAACGTTGAGTTCGGCCATCATGGCCTCGCTGCCGCCCTTGTCAGGATGGTGCATGCTCGCCAGAGCACGGTATGCGGCCTTGACCTGCTCGCGGGTAGGGAGGGCGACGCTGCGCAGTCCCAGCACATCCTGCCAGTCGCGCTTGACGGTCTGGCCGGGCGCCGGCAGCGCGGTAAAGCCGCTGAAGGCCCGATCCAGAACCACGGCGCCGCCATGGCGCTCGATCGCGCGCATCGCATCCAGCGTCGCCGCCACGGCGGCCAGGTTGTCGGCCACGCGGTCATAAACGTCAATGGCCATGACCTTGTTTTCTCCCTTGCGGGTGCGCCAGTACACGGCGGCGCCAGAATCAAAGGGCTCGCCGCGGTCGGAGCGCGGAAGGCCGTCCAAGCGCACCGGTACGTTGGTGCTGATCACCACGTCGTCGCGGGTGTAGCCCATGCGATCGAGTTCGGCCAGCACGCGCTGGACGCCTTCGTTCACGGTGATGCTGCTGGAAGAGTAGCCGCGCGACTTCGTGCTGAAGCGCGCAGTCTTGCGGCTGCGGCAGCGGGGCCAGCCGGTTGGCCACTGGAGGGGGTAGGCGTTGATCATGCCGGCACCTCATCCCAGGTGCGGCCATCTAGCAAGCGGCCGGCAGCTTTCTTTCCCACCTTCCTGATAGTGATGCAGTCCGCATCCTCATCTCTTGGCGCATGCTCCCAGCGCGTTCCGTCGCTACGAATGAAAGCGATCTCACCGCGCAGCGATCCGAAACCAGCAACCGATACGTCTATCCACTCGCCCCACTGCTTAAACAGGAAGGGAACACCAGCGCTATTGCACTGGTCACGCAGGTAGCGCGCCCAATCGGAATGCGTCGGGCGGGCGTCTGGCCCGCTCTCGCCGCCGACAATCACCCAATCGATCCCGATTGGCTTGCCGGCGCCGTGCGCCGACAGCGCCCCGTAGTCAGCGTCGCAGCTCTCGCAGTGGACCGGTGGAAGCGCTTGGTTCAGGTCGACCGGACCCAGCAGCGGTTCCATGGACAGGAAGCGCTTGGCGGCGTCGATCTGCAGCAGCTTCGGGATATCGCGGTCGGCTTCCGTTTGGTTGACCACAGTGATCCCGATCCAGACATTCGGGTACAGCGCGGCAAAGCTGAACGGCACCGGCAGCATATTGCCGACGTTGCCGATGCGCTTGGTCAGCAGCAGCCAGTCGAGGTGCGGCGTCGCCTCGATCAGGGAAAACAGGTCGTCGCGCCACTGCGGGTCGACCGCGTTGTCGAAGACGTCGGCCAGGCTGGCGCAGAACACGCGCTGGCGCCGGCCGTGCGTTACCTGGAATTCGGTCGCCGCGGCGTTCCAGGCCAGCGGCTTGTTCCAGTTCGCAGCGCTGGTGCGCCGGCGCGGCGCGCCAGGCCCCCAATTCACCGCCGCCCCCCCGGCGAACCGCGCGTTGCGGCTCTCGGCGTAGCAGTGGTCGCAGCCCGGGCCGACCTTTTGGCAGCCTTCCCACGGATTGAAGGTGTGGTCTGCCCATTCGATCTTGGTGTTTTCGCTCATGATAGGATGCCTCGAAAATTGAGGGGGACGTTATGGCGGACAATTTCAACGAAGTGCACAAGGCCGAGACCTATAAATCGATGATCACGATCTCGATCGAGGTCTTCAAATTGCTGGTGCTGATAAACGGTGGCGCCGCGGCAGGCATGGTCACTGCCATGAAAAGCATCTTGGAGGTGATCGATCACACGGCATTTCAGCGATCCCTTTCGATGTTCATCCTTGGCCTCGTCGGTGCCGCCGTTGCGATCTTCGCCTCTTGGATCACGCAAAACATATTGCATAACGAGAATATGGGCGCGATGAAGCCGCGTACGCATATCACGCCGCTGGCTTGGGCCATTGGCGCGAGCATTCTCAGCTTGGTAAGCTTCTGCATTGGTGCAGGAGTGGCGGCGTTTTCCATTCACGCAAAGTAGATTCACGGCGTCCCTCCCTGCGCCACGTTCATTGCAATGGCCACCGGCCGCACCCAGATCGGCGCCGCGCTGAGTTGGAAGGTTTCACCCGACCAGGCCAGCAGCAGGGTGCGCCCCATTTCCGAGGCGATGGCTTCGGCAGCTGCCGGCGGCACGGCATTGCCGATACGCTCGCGCCAGGCCTGATCGGACAGACCGTCCAATTCCAGCATCTCTTCCGGGTCGACCAGCGACTGCAGGGCGGCCAGCTCCAAGGTAGTAAAAGGGCGGTGCCAGGTGCCGTCCAGCGCACGGATCACGCAGATCAGCTTGTCGGCGGCGGCTGGCATGCGGTGGTCGGCCACCGACCAGCGGCCATTGTCGTAGCTGGCGGCCGACGAGACGGCGCCGGAGGTCGCGCTCATAGGCAGCACGCCATAGTGGCCGCCCGTCAGGTAGTGATCGCCTTTTTGTGGGATGCCGGCAGAACGCGGATCCGCAACGGCAAATGCGCCCTGGCCGGTGGTGCTGCCGCTGATAACGGTGCCGGTCGAACCAGGCCATGACGTCACCGCATACTTTCCAAACGACTCACCGACGCGGCGCGGATCTGCGACCGCCTGTCCGCCAGAACTGGGGCCGTGGCCGCCGCCGACCACCCCGGCGGCTCCTTCCCACTTCACAACCCGATAGACATTCTTGTGGGTCGTGTCGATGTCGCCAGAGCGTGGGTCAGCAACGGCGAACGTCCCTTGTCCAGGGGACTTGACGCCAATGATGGCGCCCGAAGTATCGGCCATGTTCAGAACGCCGTATTGCTGATATTCGGCTGCACCGGTCGGAGCACGAGGATCGGCGATCGAGAATGCACCGTTCTGCGGAAGGCTCCGGCCAGTAACAGTTCCTCGCGAGTCATCCCAAGTGTTCACCCCGAGGAAGCCACCATTACGGTTTTCCGGCACGATCAAGTAATCGCGCAGGTGGCCATCCTCGACCGCCAAGCGGTTCAAGCTGCGCCAGTCACTGCCGGCCTCAACGAAAGCCAGGCGCACCCATGTCTTCCACTGCAGTGAGGGGATACGGTGCATCGGGCCGCCACGCTCGTCGCCCGGTAACGGCATGCGGCCCAGGATGTCGCCCACGGCCAAGAGGTTGCGCTTCGGCGGCTCGTAGAGGAAGTTCGGCACCTTTTCCATGTGGCGCGCTACCAGAAGGAATCGCTTCCGGCTCTGCGCCAGGCCGCCGATCTCGCCGCAATCGTGCGTGGTCTCGGCCACGGCATAGCCATAGTGGCGCAGCAGCCCGACGATCTGATCGAGCAGGTGCCGGCCGCGGTTGGCGATGCGCGGCACGTTTTCGAACACCACCAGCTCTGGTAGGTCGTCCTTCCAGGCCTCCAGCATCAACCAGACGCCGCGCAGCGTCAGGCGGTTCAATGCCTGATACTTGGCCGTCTTGCTCTTGCCCTCGGCCAGCAGGCCGGAAAAGCCCTTGCAGGGCGCGGACAGGAAGACGATGTGCGGCCGCTCGTAGCCGGCAGCGCGGCGGATATCTTCCGGCAACGCCTCGCGCCAGCCAGGCGGGGGCATGTTGCCCCAGAAGGCCAGGTATTGGTCGAGGTCGAACAGGTCCAGTGTGGTGGCAGGCACTCCGACCAGGCGGCCGAAATCGCGGTTCGCCGCCGCGTCCACGTCGATGCTGCCGATGCAGCGGAACTTCGCCACCATGTTGCCGACACGGGCTTGCCCGCGATTGAAGCCGCGCGCACCGCCGCCGATGGCGCCGAACAGATGGAAATGACGAATCTCACGGACATCGTCGGGGACGCCGGTGAAGGTGTCGCGCTTCATGCAGATTGCTCCTGTAATTTTTTGACTTGCTGGACTTCGTCGGTGGTCAGGGGGCGTACCCAGATCAGCGCATGCCTGTCGGTCGTGCGTGACCAGACGATGGCGCGCACACGCGCGGCGATGATGGTGGGGTGGATGTACCACCAGAGGCGTCCGTCGAGCGGGTGCGAGAAGATGCGCATGCGGTGAGGCTGCGGCATTACGCAGCCTCCCGCAGTGGCGCGATCACACCATCGGCGATCCAGTGCGCGGAGAAGGTGGGCGGCAGCCGCTCCGGCAGCTGCTTGAGCGTGCCGAACACCAGCGCCGTCTCGATGTGACCTTTCTCGGCCAGCGCATGCAGCCAGTTGATGGCCTCGGAACGGCCAGGCAGATCCAGAACATCGAAGCGATCCAGCATCAGGATGCGCAGGCCGGTGACCTGAGCGACCGCCTGGGCGATCATGGCGTCGCTGCGCCACTGCGCCGACTCCGACAGCAGGGAGTAGGGGCGGCCGCCGGCGGTGATCGTCATGTCCTTGTCGATGTAGACCGAGGCCCAGCCGCTGAAGGCTGCGGACACGGTGAGCGCGCTGTTGATCGGCTTGAGGGCTTCGTCCAGCAACTCGCCCGGGATTCCATCCGGTGCGCATGCGTCGGCAATGGCCAGCCAGGCCTTGATTTCGCCGTTCACCTTGGCAGCTTGCTTGGTCAGCGCATCGGCGGCGTCGGCCTTCTTCCACGCCGCGGCGGCGGCGTCGATCGCCTCGATCATCTTGGCGCGGCTGGCGGTCAACGCGGCGATGCGCTGTTGCCGCTCTTGCAGGCCGGCCGTGTAGTCGGTTTGGAAGTTGGTCTGCGCTTCCAGCTCGGCCAGCACCTGGTCGGCGCCGGTGGCAGCGTCGAAGTCACGCTTCAGGTTCTTGACACGGTTTTGCAGCACCTCCAGGCCACGCTCGAATTCTGGCAGTGAGTTCTGCGCCTCGGTATCTGCCTCGCCGGCAGGCTTGATTTCGCCATGCACGTTCTCGTAGGCATCCAGTGCTGCGTTCGCCACCTGGTAGGGAATATCATCCTCGCCAGTCGACGGAACCGGGAAGACCTCGCGCAGGCCGTGCAGCGCATAGGCCAGGTCATGCACCAGCCCCAGAGGGCGGCCGCCGACGGCGCGCTGGCGCATGGCCACCACCTTCGGTTCATAGTCGGCCAGCTCTTTTTCGGCGCGCTTGAAGTTGCCGCTGATGTCCGGGGCCTTCTTCGACAGCTCCAGCAGCTCGGCGCGGCGCTTCTTGGCCTGGGCCTGCGCGGCCTGCTTCGCCTGGACCTCCCCGATCTGCTTGTTCAGCTGGTCGATTTCCTTGCCGAGCGCCGAGGCCTCTGCGTTGCCATGCTCAGGCTGCAACACCTCGGGCTTCTCGGCCTCCCAGCCATCGGCGGCCACGCCGCCCCAATTCGCGCCGGTCAGCTGCTGCCACGCGCCTTTCTTCTTGCGCGCCTCTTCGGCGGCAAAGTCCTTGCCGGCCGGGAAGCCGCCGCGCAGGACCGGCATCACGATTTCGACCAGCGCCTTGTCCAGGTTGCGCGCCAGCAGGCGCTTCTTGATTTCTTCGCCGTTGATCTTGCAGCCGGCGGCGGCGAACAGGAAGGCGCGGCGTTCGTCTTCCTTCATGCTGGCGAAGCGCTGGCCGTTCAGCACCACCGAGACGGTGGCGCCGGTCGGCAGGCCGTCGTCGATCTGGGCGGCACCCTTGGGCAGGTTGAAGCCGTAGGTGCGGCCATCAGCCACGGTGACCAGCACGCCGCCGGCCTTCGAACCGTCATGCACCAGCTTGTCGTATTCCTTCTTCAGCTTGACGCGGGTGATTTCGCCGGTCATCGCCATTTTGACGGCTTCAGCGATCGAGCTTTTCCCGGCCTGGTTGCGGCCGGCGATCAGCGTCACGGGGGTGGTGGTTCGAATATCCACGCTGCGCAGGCGCAGGAAGTTATCGACCTGGATCTGGGAGATTTGCATCGCAGTGTTTCCTTGGAGTGGGGCGGGTAGGGCCGCGCACGGCGGCCGGCCTGGTTGTTATTCGACTTGGTACTGGCCTTGTTGCCCAGCAGGTTGGGCTTGATCGACTTCGCGGAAGTCTGGATCGCCAGCGCTCTGCTGGTCTTCCTCATCGTCGTCAATGAGGTTGCCCGTTTGGGTGTCAGGCTCATCCGCCGGCGCGCCGCCCTTGAAGTGCTCATCCAGCGCGCGCTTACGGTTCTTCTTGGCCTGTTCGATCTCAAACCGCTTCTGCTCATCGGGCGGCACCAGGCTGATCTGCACCTCGGTGTCCAGCAGCTCGGAGAGCTTGCCGACATCGGCTGGGTGCGTGCGCGCGCGCACGATGAAGTCCATACCGACAGCGCCCTTGTCCTGCAGCTGGAAATACACCTTGTTGATCACCGAGTCATTCAGTTTGACCTCGGACGGGCCGCCGGCGCCGATGTGCGCCAGGAAGGTGTAGCCCTCCAGCGAGCCCTTATGCGAGAAGCGCGGGAAGGCGAACTTCAGGTGCGGCAGACGCGCGCCGCTGACCATGTCGGCCTGGTCGTCGCCGGTGTAGAAGGCCGGGCGGTAGAGCGGGTTGAAGTGGTCCAGCACCTCATTTTCCATCGGCGCCGAAAAGCCGATATCGCAGACGCCATGCTCGTCGCCTTTCTCGTCCTTTTCCTTGCGGAAGTTGAGGCTGGTCACCTTCACCATCTTGGTATCGAGTTGGAACATTGATTTCTCCGTAGTTGCGGGGTGTTGGTGGGCGATCAGGCGGCGGCCTTGGTCAAGTGTTCGATCAGCTCAAAGTAGATGACGCGGCAGGCGGCCACGTCGGCGCCGGCATCGTGTGCGTTCAGCAGCGGCTGGCCGGTGAAGAACTCATAGGCCTCGGCCAGCTTCGGCTGCTTGGGATTGTTGCGGCCGGCCTTGACCATGGCAGGAGAAGGAGGCAGGTTGACAATGGCGGTGGATGCCGTGCAGGTGCAGAACGCCTCGCCGGCCTTCCAGTAGTCGGCAAACTCGGTATTGCGGTGGCGCATGGCAGCGATGCGCACCAGGCGCGCGTCGAACTGCTCGTTGTGAGCGATCCGGCCATTCGTGGCCATGGACCACATGCCGAAAAACATATCCAGCACGTCGTCGACCGGCTGGCCGAACATTGCCGCGCGTTCGGTGCTGACGCCGGTCAGGGCCTCAACATCGGGCGGGATGATCCAGCCGGTGGGCTTGATCAACTGGCTCATGCTGGCGATGGTCTTGCGGGTGTCGATGTCGACCAGGTCGGCGGCCAACTGGAAAATATGCGGCTGGCGCGGATCCTCGGACGGCTCTCGGAAGAGTGGTAGGCCGGTGGTTTCGGTGTCGTAAAAGAGGGCGGTGCGCATGGTGGCTGTTCCTTATTCGGCGTTGTAGGTCTGCTGCGGCTTGGCGCGGCGGGTGGTGGTGCCGGCGGCGGCCGGCGGATTGGTGAGCGCGTCCTTGCGCTCGCGGTAGAAGGTGCGCAGCTCTTCCTGCTGGCCCTGGTCGAAAACCTCGCCAATCAGGTCGGCGGCAACGTCCAGCACTTCCAGATCGGCGGCCTTTTCGAGGGAGTCACGCACCTTGGCGTAGGAGGGGCCTTCGTCGGCGCCACCGTTCTGCTGCTGCGCCTGGGCTGCCTGCTGGCTGGTTTCACCAGCAGGCCCGGCGACCGTGCCGGCTTCAGGCTCGCCAGGCTCTCCTGCCTGGCTCTCGGGGGTATTCGGCTTGTCGTCGTTCTTGTCTTCAATAATGGTTGCCGGCGCGGCGGCCTTGCCCTGTGGCGGCGTGCGCAGTTGGTTGAGGTCGGCTGCCGGGCGCGGCTGCGCTTCCGGCATTTCGATATCGATGATGTCGGCGGCTTCCTCGTAGGATTGAAGACCCATCAATAATTCCGGCGCATACAATTTTCCGAAGAAACTGGCCGTGCGGTAACGGAGCATGACTTCGGGCATTGTTTGCCACTTGGAACCGCTCTTGCCGTACCAGCCTTCCCGTACAGCCATCTCAATGGATACGCGCGGGCTGTCGATGCGTGCGCCGGTTTCGCGCTCGATCGCCCATGCGGTGCATTCGAGATTCGCCACCGTCACCTTGTGCTTGCTGACTTGGCGATCCCGGTTCACCCACTTGGTGGTTTCGTATTCGACTTCCTTAGGGCCAAGGTCTTTCAAGTCGAAGCGCAGGGGCGAGAAGCGGCCGCAGCCGTTGATGGCCGCGATGATCCACTGCGATGACCAGGATGGGCGGCCCTCAACGATGTACAGGTTCTGCATCACCATGAGCGGATCGGCGCCCATGCGCTGGGCCATGTTCAAGGAAACAACGCAGTTGGCCAAGGCGTTGGGGTTCTCCCCCTTTTTTTCATCCCATTGGCGATAGGCGGCCGGCACCAGCGTGGAGGAAGAGAGCAGCCTGGCGGCGCGCTGCATGAGTTCGAACGACTGCAAGCTGCCGAAGCCCATGGTGACGGCCGGCATGTTCTGCTCGCGCGGCGTGGGGTTCTTGATTTCCTGCAAGGTGGTGGTCTGCTGCTGTTGGGACATGATTTCTCCAGGTGAGCGGGTGGTTATTCGTGGTACATGCACTTGCTCCAGCGCGCGCAGTACTTCGAGCTGCACAGCTGGGATTGAGGATTCGGGGGGAAGAGGCCGGTCTGGAACATCACGGCGGCATACTCGATCAGGCCCTTTTCGGTGTCGGTGCCGACCATGACCCGCTTGGCGTCGAAGATGCGCGACACGCCGACATTGGCCGCGGCGGTGGTCTGCAGGCCGATGATCTGGGCGCCGTCGGTCGGCTCGCCATCGGTGTTTTCCGACATGAGCTGATAGGCGCCCAGCTGCGCAGCGCGGCCCTGCGTACTGACCACGCCGTTGGCGATCACGCGCGCACCGGTCTTGATGTCGGGAATGATCTTGCGACCGTCGACGCGGGCGACCCGGGCGCGGTCCATGGTGCCGGTCAGGCGCACCAGGATGTCGCCGCCGCAGTCGATCACCAGCGGTTCCAGCGCCATCTCGACGGACTGGTAGTCCATGCTGGGCGCGATGATGCTGCAGTAGCGCGCCAGCAGTTTCAGGCCGATGGTTTCGCCGTCGCGCACGGTCAGGTCGTCCTGCTTATAGTCAACGTCCTGTTCGGGGTTGTGCAGCGTTTCGACGAACACGCCGGCGGCGGCGTCGATGCTGATCGGGGTGCCGCTCAGAGTGGCCTGGTCAAATGCGGCGGTACCGGCATGCACGGCCGTGCCCAACTGAGCGCGCAGGCCGGAGGCCTTGCGCATGCCCAGGATGTGCTCGCCCTCCCAGCGGTAGGCACAGTCGAAGAGGGAGCCCCAGGAAGAGGCGCGGACGCGGATCTCGCTCATTTGGCGCCCCCGTCCGTGAAGCGGACATGCGCCGGGGCGAATGTCTCGACTTTGCCATCGATGAATTCGACGATGGCTACCGAGTAGTTGCCCGGGCCGGCTTCAAACTCCATGAATTCGACACCCCAGCCGTGGAACAATCCTTGTTCGGCCGGCAAATAGTCGTGTTTGCCCGTTTCAGGATCCTTGGCGTATCTATAGACCTGCACGGTGCGCAGTGGAGTCTGCATGTCAGTTCCCTCCCGCCAGCGGCACGGCCAGCTCGGCCAGCGCCGGGTCTGGAAACTTCGTGAAGATGCGCGCCTTCATCTGCGCTTCAGCTTTGCGCTGCGCAGCGTCATCGGCGGCCGTCATGAACAGCACGGCGCCCAGCACCAGGCAGGTGCCGAGGAAGGCGAGGGCGGTGGAGGTCTTCATTGCGCGCGCTCCGCGATCATGCGGTCGGCGTATGCACCACGCAGTTCCGCAAGCTGTTCCAGCGCTTCCAGCCAGCCGGCGTTGCGGCCGTTGCGCTTGTAGAAAATCTCGTTTGCCCAGGCCAGATCAATAGGGGCGTGCGCGGCGTAGTAGTCGCGCAGCGTCATACCCTCAGGCACGCCGTGGGCAGCAGCCGGAACAACTTCACCGTTCGGGCCTACCGCTACGCTCCCCGGAAAGGCCGGGCCGCCGGTCTTGTCGATCGCCATCACAGATCCTTCCAGTCTTGCGACGCGGGGGCGGCTGTCGGTGCCGACGCAGCGCGCGGCTGGCCCAGCGCCTGGACCGTGTACAAGGTGACCATGAAGCCGCTGGCCAGCAGCACGCCGGCCGACAGCCAGAACAGGACGAACATCAACAGGCTGCGCAAGCGGCGCTTGAGGCGAGCAACGACGGGGCGCGGCGCCGGGGAAGAAGCGCGCACGCCGGCGCGCCAGTCGATCAGGGCGGAATAGTTCACAGCGGGACTCCAAAGGAAGCGGCCAGGATGATGGCGATCGCCATGCCGACCAGGGTTGCGTTGCGCGGGGCGCCGCTGGTGGCGAACACCGGCACCAGGGCGAGGAAGAAGAGGCTGATCCAGTTCATGGCTGGACTCCGGCGGCGGTCATGGCGGCTTGCCTGGCTTCTGCCTTGGCCCGGCGCGCGAGATATGCCTGCTTGAACGGTTCATCGCCAATGCGGTCGAGGATCGAGATATGCACCTCATGGCGTTGGCCGGCCGTCATACCCAGCGCCTTCATGGCAACCTCATTGATCAGTTGCGTACGGCGGCTGTAGGTGCGCGAATCGGCACACAGGCGCATGATCTGGTCAAGGGCTTGGCGGTGGTCGCTCATGCGGCACCTGCGGCACGAAACTGCGACGGAGCGGCACCCAGCAACTCAGGCACGCGGTGGCCGGCCAGGTATTCCCATTCGGCGTAGTCCTGCGCGAACTTGACGAACTTCTCGTCCAGCGCTTCCATGAAGTCGGTGCCGTGGCCGGGCAGCGTCACCGCCACCAACTCGTAGTTTTTGTTCCGCTGCACAACCCACAAGGAGAACGTCACGTTCTCGGGCTGGTAGCTGTCGGTCAGCAGGAAGGCGCCTTTGGGAAGGTTCGCGGGCTGGATAGGTTGGGTGGTGGTCATCATGTCCTCGCATCTACTTAAAGTAGGATTGAGGGCAGATTAAACTACCAAAAGTAGAGTGTCAACTACTTTAAGTAGAAATATTTGGTGATCTTGCCGATGGATGGCAGAAATGAAAAAGCCCTCCGAAGAGGGCTTGCAGCACCAATAAACTACTCATCAGCCTTTTGATTGGCTGGCAATGCATAGTCCAATAAAAAATCCGATGTAGTAGCCCGTACCGGTATTGGGCCTGCCGATTATTTCGATGTTGGATAAAAAACTGATGTCGAAGAGAGAGGCAAACCAAGAAAAAATATTCACCAGAAGAGCCAGAGGGAAAATAATCCCATGCCATATTCCAGAAAAAAAGCCATATGGATCGGCAAAAGTTTGTGGCTCATTGTGAGTTGCGCAACCAGCCAAAAAGCAAGTAAAAATCAGGAGGGCCGAAGATTTTTTCTTTTGATTTAAAGGGGCGGCGTAAGTCACTGAAAATTCTTCCTGGCTAGTAGCATGTAGTGGAAACCAATCCGCCACGTCCAGGTAGGGAAGTGCAATTCACCATCGGTCTTGGTTGTGGCGCCGCATTTCGAATAGCATTGCCGACACCGAGCAGCATTGCTGCCGCTGTTGCACGTTGCTGCGCATCATCGGCTGCTTGCCGGCGCGCATATTCTTCGCGGGCAATTCGGCCGCGTTCTTGTTGCTCGATCTCACCAGCGCTTTCTGGCCTGGCTAGCGACGATGGGGCCTCATTGCCTTCTACTCCCCTGTTCAGCGTCAAGGGAGTATCCGTATATTTTTTCCAAGGTTGAGACTGATCCTGCTCGGATTGGAATTTGACTTGGGCGACGGAAATACCAGAAAGAAGCGCGAAAGCCAATGTGATCGCTACTTGTAAAGTTTTTTTCGTCTGCATTCTGCCTCTCCATTCCGTCGTTCATTCACTTTCTGGAATTCGATTTTTTATTCTCGATGGAAGGTGATAAATCTTCGCTGTCGGGAATGATAATTGCATTTGGCGTGGGTCAGGTGGTTTATCCCGCCTTCTTACTTTTCATCTGGGTTCGATGCTCCCACGCCGTAATGGTGTGTTCGATCAAACCGTCGATACGTTCTTTTTCGTCTTTGGGCAGCCGGTCAAATCGCGCCTTACTTACGCTGAACGGCCAGGCTGCTTGCATGATGTCGACAGTATTTTTCGTGCTACTGCCCCCTTGTTGGCCCCACTGAAGGGCGCCGGCATCTATTTTAAGCAGTGCTGCCAGCGCTTCCATCTTGTCCTTGCGTGGCATCGCCATTCCCAGGTAATACCGGCGCGCCATCTCGTAAGTTACCTTCAGCGTGTCCTTGATCTGCGTCACGGTCACGCCTTGCTTTTCGGCAGCATCCCGCACCCGGTCTGCAAACTCCGGGTATCGCACGGGCATGCCGTTTGTATCGTTATCTACCATTAGTAGAAGGTTAGATAAAGTAACCATCTGTGTCATTTCTATTTTTAGTAGTTGATAAAATCTACTTTAAGTAGTATTGTTCGCCGTAATGAGACAACCCTACGGATCGAACATATGGAAAACACTGCTAATCCTGCCGTTGGCGAGGCCATTGATCATCTCGGTGGCGATTCTGCGGTAGCAAAATTGGCCGGGCTGAAAACAGCTTGGGGCGTTTCAAAGTGGCGCCAAAAGCTGCCAGACGGTCGAGCCTTATGGCTGGCAGAGCAAACCGGCTTCAAATTCACTCCGCATCGGCTGCATCCGTCGATGTATCCCAACCCCACAGATGCGCTTCCTCCGGGCTTTTCTGCCGAACAGGTGCAATCGTGAGCGCCAGAATCCACGATCACTGCGGAATCTGCCGCAAATATATGGCCGTGCCGCAGCCAGCCGACATCTGCGAGGATTGTCTCGCTCGGTCTTCCAGCGAGCCGCGCGGCGGCAAGATCATCACCAAGGTGCGAAAGCATGCGGTTTCCGTGAAGCAGCGCACCTGGGTTGATGAAATCAGGAACCGAATGCTTCAAGCGTCCGATGGAAAAATTTCGTCCGCAGACGAAAGAAATCTTCAAAGGGCCGCGAAAGGCTCTCTTCTTGATCAACTTTCAGTTTCCATGTCGGTGGCCCGTCAGGAAGCAGGGAATGCACTCCTTCCTCGCCAGCATTCCGCTGAATGCGCAAATAAGTCCAATTCCAAGCCGAGTTCACGCCCATCCCGCGCCGAACGGAAGCTTCTCCGCCGCATCGCCAATCTTGAGCGAAACGTTCATACGAACCATAGAAAGCGCCTGGAGCACTTGGAGCGCGAAGTCGCAGGCGAACGGAAGCTGCTCAGTCGCGTTTCGCTCGTTGAGCAAACCGCTCATGCCGCCCTGATCGAGGCGCAAAAGGCATCCCGGCGCGCACAGGATGCGATAGAGGCGTTTGAGCGCTATAGGCCTCTTCCTACGGCTTTGCCGCTTGGATACTGCTGGCGGCTGGCTATCTCGATAGCTGAGATGGATGAGGAAAATCGGAGAAATAACGTCGATCCGATGCCTGCTCAGGATGTCCCGCATAAATCGGGGTCGCTGACATTCCGCCTCTTACTTCTGTGTGCACGTACACGAGTGCGGCTGTTTCGATTATTCCCAGAACGATTCCGACCGGTTCCGGCCAGCCGGAAATTGGCTGCCCAACGGTTGCGACATGGCGCTGTTGATTGTGCCGAAACGCAATCGAGTAAAGACGCGACGGCGGATTCGCAACAGGATCCGAAGAGGAATTCGAGATGAATACACCATATACGCGCTCTGCCTGTTCGGCATCTTTTGCGTATGGAACAAAGAAATTGACGGTTTCCATGCGTGTTCCTTTCGTGACCGATATCGGCCGGTGTGAGAGCCCCGATTGTGGCATGGGAGCGAACACGCGCCCTTATTCCCACAAAAACAGGGTGCCCTCATGAGCACAGAGAAAGTTTCGCCGGACCCGGCTGAAAACACCCGCAAAGCTGCTGCAGAGATTGAGAGCGAGCTTTTGCGCCGTCTTGCAGAGGTCAAGCAGGTCAATGCAGCGGAATGCATGGGCGTGTCCGGTAGCACGGTGAGCCGCTTTGCGACTGATGACCTGGGCAAGTTCTGCCTGTTCCTGGCCTCAATTGGTTATCGGGTCGGGCCGGCTGACGCCATGATGCTGAGTCCTGAGCGCATCGAAATGCTGGAGGACATCGCCGCCGACTACTTCAATTCGAAGCGCGCCCAGCGGCGCAAGGTGGTTGCATGAAGCGCACCAAGCCCCGCAAGCCGCGCACCATCCGCCAGCCGATGATGGCTACCACCCGCGACAACCTCGCGCTCGAGCTGCGCCTGGGCGTCGAGGCCTTGGTCGGCGCGCCGTCGGCCGAGACCTATAACCAGTTGGTGCTGATGACGGCCACCTTCGACAACGCCGGCGCCCAGTCGGAATCCCTGTCCGCCGCGCAGGCGGTGCTGACCGCGATCTGCGAGCGTTACGACGCCGGCCAGCCGGTGACCGTGGCCGCCGACGAGGCGGAAGCGCTGCGCGCCGCGGTGGATGGCCTGGACCAGGCGCTGGCCAAGGTGCCGCACAACGTGTTCCGGGCTGCGCAGGTGATTACTCGGCAGAATTTTGCGGCCGCAAGGGCAGGGGCGCCGGCATGAGCCAAGTCACGCGCCCGGTCCTGCGCTACCACGGCGGTAAGTTTCGCCTGGCGCCGTGGGTCATCCGGCATTTCCCGCCTCATCGCTGCTACGTGGAGCCTTTCGGTGGCGCCGCGGGCGTCCTGATCCAGAAGGAGAGGGCATACGCCGAGGTCTACAACGACCTGGACGGCGATATCGTGAACCTGTTCCGTGTCCTGCGCGATCCCGGGCAATGCGCACGCCTCACACAAATGTTGCTGCTGACGCCTTACGCGCGCCAGGAATTCGAAGAGGCCTACGAGCCGACGGATGACCCGATCGAGCGCGCCCGCCGCACGATGGTGCGCGCCGAGATGGGATTCGGCTCGGCCGGCGCGACGAAAGGCCACACCGGCTTCCGCATCGACACCCGCCGCAAATACGGTACCGCCCAGGACCTGTGGGCGCGGCTGCCGGACTCTCTCGCTCGAGTTTGCGATCGCCTGCAGGGCGTGATGATCGAGAACCGCCCGGCGGTCGCCGTCATTGAGCAGCACGACGCGCCCGACACCCTTTTCTACGTCGACCCGCCCTACATGATGGAGACGCGCTACGTGGGAGCGAAGCACGGTCGCTATTACGCCCATGAAATGGACGACGCTGGCCACGCCCAGCAGCTGGGCGTGGTGAATGCTGCCAGCGGCATGGTGGTGCTGTCCGGCTACGACAACGACCTCTACCGCGATGCTTTGACCGGCTGGCAAATGACCAGCACCGAGGCCCGTATTTCAGCAGCCAGGGGCACGGGGCTGCGCACCGAATGCCTTTGGCTCAATCCGTCCAGCTTCGCCCAGCTCGAGCGAGGCGGCATTTTTGGACTGGGAGCAGCATGACCGACCTTCCGCAACCCCTCACGCCGGCCGACTGCGACCTCGCGGGCTACCGTTTCATGCCCCTGGACGTAGTGCGGCTGAAAGGCTCCGAACTGGCCTCCAGCTACACTCCAGACGAGTGCTGGGCCGCCATGCTGCTGTGGTGCGCGTCCTGGCAGCACGTTCCCGCCGGTGCCATCCCCGACAACGACAAATGGATTGCCGACCAGGCCGGTTACTCGGCGCGCGGCAAGATCGATCGCGCCTGGAAGACCGTGCGCGATGGCGCGCTGCATGGCTGGATCAAGTGCAGCGACGGCTTGCTGTACCACCCGGTAGTGGCCGAGAAGGCGCTGGAGGGCTGGATCGGCAAGCTGCTGAGTCGCCTGGCCGGCGGCATCGGCAATGCCAAGCGCTGGGGCGCCGAGTTCGACGCCGAAGCCATTCACGCCCAGATTATCGACGCCGCGGCACGCCTGAAGTCCATCGCCCCCCAATCGGAATGGCTGACCAAGAAGCAGGTCGTCGCAATCCTGTCGGGATCGCCCCCCGATGAAAAACAGGTCGCCCCCCGACAGAAAAAAGCATCGCCCCCCGATGATGAAAACATCGCCCCCCGACAGCTAGATTTATCGCCCCCCGATTCGGGGTGCGATCGCAATAGAGAGGGAGAGGGAGATAGAGAGGGAGAATTAAAAACAAATAAGGCAGCAGCTACTTCAACCGTAGTAGGGGCCGGCGAGGCCGAACGCGTTGCCGCCCCGGTGCAAGACCCGGAAAAGCCCATCAACCGCGGTGTGGCCGTGGCCATTCTGCTGCGCAGGCTGGGCGTGCGGCCCATGACGCCCCAGCATCCGCTGGCGCTGGGGTGGGGCGGGAACCCGAAATGCACCGACGAGCTGCTTCAGCAGGGCATCGACATCGCGCGCGAGCGCAAGCCGCTGCCCGAGTCCATCCATCCGAACTACCTCGCCCCGATCATTGCCGAGCTGCTGAACCCGCCACCGCCGCGACACGACAGCAGCTGGCGCGCCAGCGAGCCGGCCACCGATGCCAAGGCGAGGGAGCTGGGAATCACTGCGCCGCTCGGCTGGAGCTACTCGCAGCTGCGCGACCTCATCCAATCGGAAATCGACCGCCGCCGCAAGCAGCCACCCGCGAAAGGAGCCGCAGCATGAAGGACACCACCGTAGACAAGACCGCCTGCGCAGCCTTTGGCTGCCCCTGTGCCGCTACCGCCTCCAACGGCGGATCGAACTGGTTTTGCACCTACCACTTGGGCACCGAAGCCAGCAGTTGGCAGCGCATCACCCAGGAATTGCGCCGGCTCGAATGGCTGATCCTGATCTGCCGCGGCATCCGCGTCTGCTACGGCACCGAGCGCTGGGAAAAGGCATTCAAGCAGATCCAGCACGACATCCGCGCCCACCAGCGCAGCGATCTGCTGTTCGTGAAGGAAACCGATGTCAACGCCCAGCAGTGGCTGCGCCGCCTGGAGGGCGTCATCGACAACGCAGCGCGCGGCGTGCAGCAGCCGCAGTTGCCGGTAATGCCGCAGCGCCAGGCTGCTCACGATCCCGTGCAGCGCGTGCAATTCGATTTGCCGCAACACGCATGAGCGGCCCTACGACCTGACGAAAATTGACCTCAGACCGCGGCGCCACGCGTTTAAACCGATTTTTAACCGCCTCATTTTGAGGTTTCAAAGGAGAAGTAACCATGCCTGACCAAGCAATCGAAAACGAAATCCAGGCCAAGGGCTTGACGGCGCCACGCATCACCCTGGCCGACATTGATCGCCTGATGGCGCGCGTGGAGTTCAAGGGCGGCCGCATCGATGGCACCACCAGCACCGTGGTGCATGCCTTCCTCGATGGCAAGTTCCTGCTGGCCAGTGGTCATAGCGCTTGCGTCAGCCCGGAAAACTTTGACGCCGAACTGGGCTTCAACATGGCTAAGGCCAGCGCTGCCGAGAAGGCTGCGGACAAGTTGTGGGAGCTGGAAGGCTACGTGCTGTTCTTGAACCTGAATTCGAAGATTGCATCGGTTTAACCCCACCCACCCGGCTCCGGCCGGGCAGTTTGCCAACTTGCACGGAATCGCAAACATGAAGCCCATCACCCTGACCCTGCCGTACCCGGTGAGCGCGAATGCCTACTGGGCCACGCGCATCATCCCGGCCAAGGCTGGCCGGCCTGCCATGGCCATCACCTACGTCACGAAGGAAGCCGAGGCCTACAAGCAGGCGGTCGGCTGGAAGTGCAAGGCGGCCGGCCTGCGCGAGCCCATCACCGGCCGCGTGCAGATCGATGTACAGCTCTACCCGGCGCGCCCGCAGGACTGGCAGAAGCGCCAGCGCCAGGCCGGCGCCACCTGGGACGACACCGTGCGCTGCATCGACCTGGACAACGCCAACAAGGTGCTGCTGGACGCGCTCAAGGGAGTCGCCATGGATGACGACAAGTGGGTGCGCCGCATGGTGGCCGAGCGCATGGAGCCGGACGCCGAGGGCGCGCGTGTGGTGGTGACCATCACGCCGCTGGGCGTAGAGCAGCGGCAGGTCGGCCTGTTCGGGGAGGCGGCATGATCGAGATGCACCCAATCGTTGCGTTCGCTGGCAAGCTGGCTCTGGCCGCCCACTTTCACCGCCTGGAGCAGCAGCGCATCGCCGCCTTGCACCAGCAGGCCGATACCGATGATTGGCATGGCCAGGTGTTTGCGCGGACAGAACCGCTCTCCGAGGAATAGGGCGCGATATGGGCGAACGTCTGCGCGATGTCGATGATTTTCCGGTTGGCGCGCGAGTGATCACGCCAACCGGGCGCATCGGCGTGGTCGTCGCCCACAAGGGGATGGAATCGAAGGAAGACGCGCACGAACGTTGCGTGGTGCGTTACAACGGCGGCGGCGGGGAAGACCGGGACACGGTTGAATTGCTGCCGCATTTGCTGAAACCGGCCAGTGAAGGGCCGCAGAGGGAGTTGTTTTAATGCCGAGGAATCCGATCACACCGAAGGTCGAGCGGTTCATCGATGAATATCTGATGAACCTCAACGCCACCCAGGCGGCCATCCGGGCCGGCTATAGCGTGCGCACGGCCAAGCAGATCGGCAGTGATTTATTGTCAAAGCCGGCGATTGCCGAGGCCATCGCACGCGCCAAGGCCGAGCGGTCGGCGCGAGTGAAGGTTGATCAAGATGCCATCTTGCGCGCACTGGTGGCCGCTGCGCACGTCGACCGCAACGGACTGACCGAATATCGCCGCGTGTGCTGCCGGTACTGCCACGGCGATGGTCATCGTTATCAGCGCACGGCCGGAGAAATGGAGCGCGACCGCGCCGAGCATCGCCGCAAGTTGGCCGAACACAAGGCGGATGGAAAGAAGCCGAATCCCGGCCGGTTCGATCCCCAGGGCGGGATCGGTTATCACAAGCTGCGCGATCCGCATCCCGATTGCCCTGAGTGCTTTGGGGAGGGGATTGGCGAGACTTTCATCAAAGACACCCGCAAGCTGTCACCCGAGCAGCGCGCCATCTACGAGGGCGTGGAGCAGACACGCGACGGCATGAAGCTAAAGGCGATGGACCGCAAGGCGGCCACCGAATTGCTGATGCGTCACGAAGGCATGCTGCAGGATAAGGTCGACCACACCACCAAGGGCGACAAGTTGCCGGTATCGGCCGAGCCGGCCGTCATTAACGTCACCATCGGGAAGGCATGACGGCGCTTGACATCAACCTGCACCCCAAACAGGGAAGCATTCTCCGCAGCCTGGCCACCGAGATCCTGTTCGGCGGCGCGGCGGGCGGCGGCAAATCCTTCCTCCTGCGCGCCCTGGCCATCATCTGGTGCGCCATGATTCCAGGACTGCAGGTCTATCTGTTCCGGCGCATCCTGGAAGACCTGATAAAGAACCACGTCGAGGGACCCAGCGGGTTTCGCGCCCTGCTGGCGCCGTGGGTGCTGACCGGTCGTGTGCAGATCATCGATACGGAAATCCGGTTCTGGAACGGCTCGCGGATCTACCTGTGCCACTGCCAGTTGGAAAAGCACCGATTCAAGTATCAGGGAGCGGAAATCCATGTGCTCCTGATCGATGAGCTGACCACGTTCACCGATGTGATCTATCGCTTCCTGCGCTCTCGCGTGCGTATGACCTCGATTGCATTGCCGCCTGAGCTGCTGGGCCAATTCCCGCGCATCCTGGCCGGCTCCAACCCGGGCAACGTCGGGCACGGCTGGGTAAAAACCGCCTGGGGACTCGGCCGCGATGGCTCGCACGAAGCCATGGAGATATGGCGCACGCCAGACGAGGAAGGCGGCATGCTGCGGCAGTATGTGCCGGCGCTTCTTGAAGACAACCCGACTATGGCCGAGGAAGACCCCATGTACCGCGCTCGCCTGCGCGGCCTGGGCTCGCCCGCCATCGTGCGCGCTTTCGAAAAGGGCGATTGGGACGCCGTGGCCGGTGCATTCCTTGAGGGCGTGTTCGATCCTGATCGGCATATCGTCACACCGTTTGAAATCCCGGCGTCTTGGAAGGTCTGGAAGGCGATGGATTGGGGTTTCGCCAAGCCTTACAGCGTGGGCTGGTGGGCACTCGACCATGATGGCGTGTTCTACCGCTGGCGGGAACTGTACGGCTACGGCGGCAAGCCAAACGAGGGCAGCCGCGAGGACGCCACTGCCGTGGCCAAGCGCATCCTCACGATCGAGGAATACGACGAGCGCCTTGGCTATGACTATCGGCAGAACATCGCTGACTCGGCCATTTTCAGCAATGCCGGCACGGAATCCATCGCGCGCGCCTTCAAGCGCAGCGGCGTGGCATGGCGTGAATCTGCGAAGGGGCGCGGGTCGCGTATCAATGGCGCGCAGCGCATCGTGGATCTGCTCATGGCCGACCGCCTGAAAGTCTTCGAGTCCTGCCGGCATTGGATTCGCACTGTGCCATTGCTGATGCCTGATCCCAACCGCCTGGAAGACGTGGACACCTCGATGGAGGATCACGCATGGGACGAAACCATGTATGCCACCGGCCCCATCCGCCGCGCGCCCGATGCAGATCAGGAAAAATCCGACGATGCCGAAGACGCTGCCTATGCTGACGGCCACGGCAACATCCGATACAAGGCGATGACATGAACCCAACCGACGACACCAGCCAGCCAGATCCGCAGCAGGCCACCCAACCCGGCGAGCTGGAGAAGCCAGCGGACGACGAACTGGCGAAGAAATGGGCCTCCCGCATCCGCGCCGCCCGCAAGCACTGGGAAAAGCTGCACAAGCGCATCAAGCACAACCGCAAGAAGGCGGCGGGCTTCAACTGGAATAAATCAGCTGAATCACGCGATTTTGTGGACAACCGGGCCAACCTGATATTCAGCACGGCGCAGGCAACCCTGCCCAACATCTATGCGCGCAACCCCGATGTGTCTGTGACGGGTACATGGCGGCACGGCGACGTGCGCCTGTTCTGCGATACGTTGCAAACCGTGCTGTCGCGCCAGATGCGGGATGCCCACCTGAAAAAGCGCATGAAGATGACGGTGCTGGGCGCGCTGATCGAATACTTCGGCGTGCTGAAGGTGACGTACCAGCGAGACCTGCGCACCGATCCGCTCATTATCCAGCGCATCAACGACACCCAGGACAACATCGAACGCCTGGAAGGCTTGATGCAGTCGCTGGACGATGACCAGCAGCGCGGCGATGCCGAATTGCATAAGCGTGAACTGGAACAGGTGCTGCAAGGCCTGTCGCAGCAGTCGGAAGTGGTTGCGGCCGAGGGCCTTGTCATCGATCGGGTGTTGCCTGAAAACCTGCTGATCGACCCTGCCGTGATCGAATTCGATGATTACGAGAATGCCGACTGGATCGCCCAGGTGGTGCCAATGACGCGCGGCGCCGCCAAAGCCCGGTACAAGATTGATCTATCTGGCGCGAAGTCCTACGAGGGCTTCAATGCGATGGATGACCAGCCTGACAAGTCGGGCAGCGTGATGATGAGTACCCCCGCCAGCAAGGGAAGCGACGACGAACAAATCTGCATCCTTGAAATCTGGGATAAGCAAAGCCAACTGGTCTACACGATGGCCGATGGCACTTCCTTTTTTTGCCGTGAGGCATTTTCGGTGCAGACGGTCGGCCAGCGCTGGTACCCTTTCTTCCTCCTGCCCTATGCAGTACTGCCGGGCCAGTTCATTGCCCCGTGCCTCGTTGACCTGACCGAGAAATTGCAGGTCGAGCATAACGAAACACGCGACAAGTTCGCCGCGCACCGCAACCTCAACAAGCCCGGATGGGTGGCCTCGTCCGACCTCAATGGCAAGAGTGTCAAACGGCATACTGATGCCGAGTTGGGCGAGGTGGTGCTGATCGACACGGATGGGAAGCCGCTGAATCAAACCATCATGGCGCGACCGAATATTCCCATCAACCCGGCCGACTACGATACTGGCCCCATCAGGCAGGACTGGGAGCAGGTCACCGGCCTGCAGGACGCCGCGCGCAGCACCATCGTCCAGGCCAAGACAGCGACCGAGGCCGGCATTATGCAGCAGGCGCTGTCTGGCCGCACCGGTGAATTCCGCGACAAGCAGGAGGACATGCTGACGGAGATGAGCCAGTATGCCGCCGAGGTGCTGCTGCAAAACCTTTCTCCGGTGCAGGTTGCCAGATACACCGGCCCCAATGTCGATGCCGTGATGGATCAGGTTACCGGCCAGGTGATCACGCCGGCGCGCCAGGCTTTCGACTGGCCCGAACTCACACGCGACCAGATTTTCGACATGGTTGAGATTTCCATCGTCGCCGGCACCACCGGCGCGCCGGACAAGGCGCAAGCGCAGGAAATTTGGGCCAAGGTCATGCCGCTGATTCAGCCGCTGGTTACGCAGATTATGCAGATGGCAGCCCAGGGCATCGATTATCAGCCGCTGGAAGCGCTGCTGCGCGAAACGATGTCGCGTTTGGATGATCGTATCGACGTTTCCCAGTTCCTGCCGAAGATGCAGGCCCCACCAGTGGCGCCGCCCGCCGCGCCTGGTATGCCGGGTATTCCGCCGGGCATGCTGCCGGCTGGCGCCGGCGCCCAGCAACCCGTTTCCATTTAACAGGAGAACAACATGGATCAAGAACTGCAAGGCCAGGACCAAATCGCCCCGCAAGACAATGGCACACCCGCCGATCCGGCCGCGAACGACGCCACCGGACAGGAACATGCCGCGCCGGCGGCAGCGCCGCAGCCTGGCGAATATGAGAGCCTGCTGTCTTCCCTGACGGTGGGCGGCACGCCGGCCGCAGCCGGTGAGCCTCCGGCCGCAGGTCAGCCGCGTGATCCATCGGGCCGATTCACCAGCACCGCCGCGCCAGCCGCCATGGCATCCGGGCAGGGCGCCCCTGCACAGCCCGGACAGCCACCGGCGCAAGGGCAGCCGCCGCAGGGCCAGCAGCCGACCGGTCAGCCGCCGGCGGCCAAGACGCCCGAGCAGGAAGATGCTGAACTGCTGGCCGGCATCCAGTCTGAGCGCGGTCGTGCGCGCGTGCAGCAATTCATCAGCCGCGCACGCGAGGCCGAAGGCGGGCTGACTGCCATCCGCGAAGAAGTCGCCCGGGCTGGCCTGACGGCCGAGACGTTCAGCCAGCATCTGGAGTTTTCGCGCCTGGCGAATTCCAACGATCCGCGCGACCTGCAAGCCGCTGCGCAGATGCTGGAAGAGACGCGCGCCGATATTTACCGCCGACTTGGCCAGGATGCTCCAGCCATTGATGTGTTGGCCCCTCATCCCGACCTTGCGCAACGCGTGGCGAATCTGGAGATTCCGCGGGAGGTAGCGCTGGAGGTGGCGCGCATGCGTCACGCCGCGGCACAGAATGACGCGCAACGCCAGGCCCAACTGCGTCAGCAGCAGGACACGCAGAGGTTCCAGCAAGATATCGCAGCCGCCCAGGCATCGATGGAAAGCTACGTTGCCACCCGTCAGCATGAGGTCGATCATCCGGCGCGAATGCGGGCGGTGCAGGAGTATTTCGCCAATCCGGTGAACTTGCAGACCTTTGCGACGACGTACCAGCCCCATCAATGGCCGGCGGCTATGCGCATGCTTTACGACAACGTGCGTATCGCACCCGTGCAGCAACGCGCTCCCGCCGGGGCGCCGATCAGTGGCCGTCCGGCTGCCGCTGGTCGCCCGGCACTGCCGGCGAATGCATCCGGTTCCGACCAGATCATGCGCCAAATCGAAAATATGGGCCTGCTTTAGAAAAATCCTTGCGCATGCCATTGTGATCTGATAATGCGCTTGCCATGTGTGCTTCTTGGATGATGACCTGGCCGGAAAACGCGATAGCCGAGTGCGCGGCCGGCCCGACCAGGTTGGAATCCTTGAAACCCGACATACCGAATTTGTCGCTGCATCGCCGGGGTCGCGTCCGGTAGCACCACTCGAACCGTTCAAGTCGCAGTAGCCGAGGTCGCGCCGGCAGAACGAATGCGAGGAATCCCAGCTTGGTGTGCTGGACCGGTGTGGAAGTTGGCTTTATCAACTTTCATTCTTGGAGCAGCGATGCCTATTTCCGCCCCTGACCTTGCCACCCTTGGCATGTCTTCCCTCGATCAATACGTGCGCAACATGCCGGTCGACCAGATCGGTACCGCGCATCCCCTCTTGAAAAAACTCATGGAGCGGCGCAAGCAGCTTCTGGGTGGCAAGCAGAACGTGATCTTTCAAGTTCGCAAGGCCTATGGTTCCAATTTTTCGTGGACCTATGGCACTGCCACCGTCAACTTCAACACCCGCGACACCCTGGCGCAAGCCGGCTTCCCGTGGCGCCGTTGCGTGGATGCTTTCACCATCAGCCATGACACGCTGTTCGGCAACGGCATCAAAGTGGTCGAGGGTGAACGCGGTTCGGTGAAGCTCGACCAGAACGAAGCCGTGCAGCTTACCAACCTGCTGGACGAGCAGCGCGAAGCGTTCCGCCTGGGCTTCGAGGAAAAGCTCGACCTCGAATTGCATCGTGATGGATCCAGCGGCACGGACGCCATTACCGGTCTGGATGCCCTGGTGGCCACCGCACCGACCACCGGTATTGTCGGTGGCCTGGACCGTGCGACCGCGACGTACTGGCGCAACAACGCTGTCCTGGCGATCGCCACCGGCACGTCGGGCGCGCTGAAGAACGCGATGGAAGCACAGTGGCGCAAGTGCATCCGCGCCGGCCAGTCGGCGCCGGATTTCATCCTGGCCGGCTCGGCATTCGTGGATGCCTATGCCGGCACGGTGACGATTACCCAGAACGCCAACGCCGGCGCCGTCAAGACCCTGGATATCGGCACCGGTAAGGGCGTGGAAACCGGTCTGTATTTCAAGGGCGTGCCGATCATCTGGGATCCGACCTTCGAGGCCCTGGATGCTCTCGACTCTCCGACGGTGCCATGGGAAAAGCGGTGCTACTTCCTCAACTCGCGCCATCTGGAGTTGCGCGACGACGGCATGGATATCGTTTCGCCCGTGCGCCCGCACAACGTGCTGTCGATGTTTTTCATGATTTCGCTGCGCCTGGTGCTGGCTATCAAGCAGTCCAACGCGCATTCGGTCCTCGCTATCGCGTGAGTGTGGCCTTGCCCCGCGGCCATTTGGCTGCGGGGAATTTTTTCATCTGGAGAATCCATTCATGTACGTCATTCATGCCAAGGTGCGGCGCGATCCGCATACCACTACACCGGTGACCGTGCGCGCGCACGAAGTCGCCATTTTGCAAAGCCTGTTTGGCCAGGAAAATGTCCACACTCATGACGGCAAGGTGCTGGACGTGAAGAACCTGCGCCCCGAAGACGTGGCCGGCAAGCATCCCATGCCCGAAGACGAATACGAACGTTTGAGCGCGAAATATGGCGGCGACGAAAAAGGTTCGTACGTGGAGCAGGTCTACGGTAAGAAAGCTGGCGGCGGCCTGGATACCGCTATCGAGAAATTGCATGCGGTCGTCTCCAAACTGACCAAGGCCGACGAAGCGGCCAGCGCCGAATCGGGCGAGGGCCGGCCGCGCGGTCGCCGCGGTGCATCCGCTGGTGGTGAGGGAGCAGCCGGCGCCGAATCGGGCGCACAGGAGTAAAAGGCCATGTCACAGCCCCCTCGTTATCAGCGTACCAAGGATTTTGGCGCGGATGATCCCGACCAAACCGACAACCAGGCCATCAACAACGAGTTTGATGCGGTGGCGCGAACCACCGATGGCCTGCGGTCGAATCTCGCCAAAATCCAGCGCGATGACGGGGGGCTGAAAGATGGCCTTGTTACCAAGGATGCCTTGGCCCAGGCCCTGAAAGAAGACCTCTACACGGAATTCTCAGGCAATGTCAGCGCTAGCGTGGTGGCTGCCCAGCAGGCCGCAGGAGACGCAAACATTGCTGCGATAGCTGCGCAGGATGCTGCTACCGCTGCTGCAGCAAGCCAGGCGTCCGCCGCATCCAGCATGGTGGCTGCTGGAAATAGTGCTGCCGATGCAGCAGTGGCGGCAGCCTCGGTCAGTTTGCCGTCCATCGTCGGAAAATCTCAGAATTTTTTAAGAGTGAAAGCCGATGAGTCTGGATATGAACTCAGGGCGTCAGCTCAAGTCCGCGCCGATATCTCCGCTGTCGGTTTGGCTGGCGACGAGATAGTCGAGGGGGAAAAGGAATTCACCGTACGTCCGATAGTTGGTACCGCCATGCCAGGCACCAATGATGACGGCGCAGCCAGCACCGCCTATATAGATACTGCTGTCAATGCCAGCCGTGAGGTACGCCAAACCGTATTGCAGGGAGTCATCAATTCAAGCGGATACGCCAGTATGCTTTCTGCCGGTAGCGGTCGAGCCTTGAACCTCTCGGCCGCGGCCATGCCGATGCGCACCGCGTTCGCACAAGGCGCCGCCGATTACATCGCAACCCTTTCGGCTGACGCCACGGGCGTAGTGTCCGGTCTGGCCGCGAGCAACCTGTCTTACATCTACCAGGATTATGTCGGGCCGACCTCGGTGGCTTGGGGTGCGACGCTGGCGCCAGTTCAATATGGCTACAGCTATAACCAAGCGGCGCAAGCGCTGCTCCAGTTCGGCGGCTCCGCCGGATCGAATGTCTTCCTTGACGACTTCGGCAACACCTGGGTGATTGGCGGGGCGGCCAAGATCCAGAGTAACCAGGTCAAGTTTGGATCTGGCGCACTCGGTGGAAGCGGCGCGTCCAATTCCTTGAACGGTACGAATGAATCTATTTACACAAGCAACATCAAGACGCTGGGAAACGGCGGTTGGACGTTGCGTTGCTGGTTCTATGCATTGACCAATGCGACAAATCAAACCGTAATTAACGCCGGCGTCGCCTCTAATTACTACGGCATTGCAGCTCGTCTCGGAACAGCTGGGAAGATGCTGTACAACCTCTCTTCAACCGGAAGCACGGATGATATTTCAGGTGGAAGTACTGCGACAGGGGCACTCACTGTCTCGACAAACACCTGGAACTATCTGGAAATTACCTATGATCCTGTAGCTGGAAAATATTTCTGCTACATCAACGGTGCCTTGGATTATTCAGTTGCATCCGGCTTGAAGATTTGCCCGATTGACCGCGTTAGCTTAGCGGTGCTGTCTGGAATAGGGCAATACTTGTCAGGGTACATCGATAAATTCGAGTTCCTGCCGTATTGCGCGAACCCCAATGGCACGGGGTATTCGGTTCCTGTTGCCGCACCGAACATTACCGCGGTTGGATATGCCTCGGACTTTTTCAGCATTCCGAATATGACGATGTATCAGGTGACGGCTCCATCTACTGCTGCCGGAGTAAATCCAACCTTCACCGCTAAAAAACGCGTCTACGTCGGCGAGGCAGTAGCTTCCGCGTCCGCTGTATCGAGCGTAGTAAATTATGCATCGAACGGCGGGTACGTAAGCATCGATACCTATCCGCTTCCAGCCGCCGGCCTGACGATCTCAAAGGCGCACAACATAGGCACCGCAATTGGTGTGCGTGTTTCGATCGAAGCTGAGTGCATGGCGGCGGAACATGGCTTTTCAGTCGGTGACATCATTGCGGAGGGGCTTTGTGGTGGCGGTTCTTCCTCCAACTATCCGCTGTCGCCAGCAAAGACGCGCAATAACATCACATTCACAACTGGCAATGCCGCGGCATTTGCTGCCGTAAGCAAAACTTCGGGTAATGCTTTTGGGCTAGCTTCAGCCAACTGGAAATACCGCGTAATCGCCAAGAGGGGATGGTAATGGGTTGCTACATCAATTCGGAAATCGGTTACTACGAGGGTGACCAGATCAGCCATCACGATCAAGAAGTGCCACAGCGCCCAGATCCGAACGCTGGCTGGGATGGGCAAGCATGGCAGGCGTCTCCGGCGCCTGTGCCGACAGCAGTCACACCGCTGCAGGCGCGCCGTGCTCTTCTGGCGGCCGGCTTGCTGAATGCGGTCGACCAGGCTGCCGCGGCGGCTGGTGGAGAGGCCCAGCTGGCTTGGGCCTATTCAGCGACAGTAGAGCGTGCCAGCCCGTTCGTGGCTGCGCTTGCCTCTGCGATTGGGCTGTCGAATGAGGATGTCGACGAGCTGTTCCGGCAAGCAGCCCAATATACGATCTGAAAGAGAACAACGACATGAGAGATTCTCAGAACTGCGACACTCCAGCTTGCCAAGAGGCAGCCGACCGTGCCGTAAAGAAGGTATTTGCAATCTTGGGGGTTGATGTCGACAAGCCGGAGTCCGTCGAAGAATTCCGCGAGGACTTGCGTTTTGGGCGCCGGATGCGCCGGACGGCAGATAAAGCCAGGGATCACACCATTCTGGTGTTCATTGGCATCATGGTTGCCGCTGTGCTGGGTGCGATATGGGCAGGTATCACCAAATTCGGAGGGCATTGAGCATGAGTGCTGCACCCGCCTATAGCCGTTCCAAGAACTTTCTGGACAATACATCTGATCGTACCGACCATGCTGCGCTGAATTCCGAGTTTGATGCGGTATCGACATCCATCAACGCGCTGCGCAGTAATGCCGCGGAGATTCAGGGAGACGATGGCACCCTGAAGGAAGGCATCGTCAGCACCGCCACGCTGGCAGATGACGTGAAGCAATTGCTGGGCGTGGCCAGTTCTGGTGGTGCCGTGGTGAATCCATCCGGCGCATGGGAAGATGCTCGCGGCCTGATCGCAGAACGATCATATTTCGATGGCCGCCCCAAAGCATTCAGCTTCCTGGCGATGGATCAAGGCTTGGTGTATTTCAAGCTCTCGCAGGCTATTGCCGATTGGTCGCCTGGCTACCCATTTGGCAAGGGGGATCCAGGTGCTCAAGGTGAAACTGGGCCGCAAGCCACGGTCGATTATTCGTTGACGGTGCGCAAAGACGTAACCATTAGCCAGTCGATGAATGGCCCATTATCTGCGCTGTCGTTCTCCGCATCCCAGAGCGTGGCCGCACCACTGTTCCAATTCCAGGGCGCGCCCCTTCGGCTGACCGCATCAAATACCCGCTTGCGTCTGGATGACGGTGCGAGTAAGCCGCAACTTGCCAGCCTGGAACTGGCCTCTCTCGTAACGAATGGCGCCGGGGCAACCAATACTGGCGTGAAGCTGGCGAACGGCACGGACATTGGTTTGCTGTTCGATCCTGCCGGCGCGGCGGCTGGCAAGTTGGCCGGTGTCGCAGTCGGCTCGGCGCAAGCCAGCCTGACCGGGAAGACCACTATCACGGTCACGCTGGCGGTGGTGAATAACCAACTTCAAATCGGAGTAACTACGGCATGAACGGATTCGAGGAACGCAACAAGACGTTGGGCGAACTGCGTCGCCGGCTTCGCGCGCGCCTGGGTTTCGCCGTGCAGGGCCCGGCCGCAGAGAACAATCGGGACGTGCTGAACGACATCCTGCAGGAGGCCCATGAATTTATCGCCGGCGAGGTGGACGCCTCTGGGATGCGAAAGAAATGCATTTTGACGCTTTCGCCCGGCTCCTACTTGTACGACTGGCACAACGATCTTGAGGATGAAAATATCGACCCAAGTCATGTTTTCTCTATTTGGGTGATGGTCGGTGACACGCGCCGAGATCCACTGATCCAGGGCATCACCGAACGTCATCGTGAGCAATCCGACCTGCGGGACTTTCCTTTGCGTTACGACACGTTGAATGGCCAGATGGAACTGTGGCCAATTCCTGGCGGCGCATATCCCCTCATCATCGAATACACAGCCCCCATTGCACGTTTCGAGCAGGATCAGGACCGTCCGAGCGTGCCGTGGCGACTGCTGTTCCAGTATGCCCTTGGCGTCGCCAAGGCCCACTACCGTCACCCCGATGCCCAGGTGGCCGGGCAGACATTCGAAAGAATGCTGGCGAAATACAAGGATGCGCAGCATGAGAATCGCCGTTATTTTGCGACCCATGACCAACCGCGCGAGCCCCAGGTGGTCACCGACGGCAACGGAAATTTTTCTTTACGTGTGTGAGCATGGCTATCCGCGCTATTACTTTCGACCGCTTCGATTTGGGCATTGATCGCCGCAAGGGAGCATCCGTCTCTGACGCCAACCGCCTGTTGGAAATGAAGAATGCCTATGTCACCACCGGGCTGGCAACCCAAAAGCGCCCAGGTCTGGCGAAGGTGACGACGTTGGAATCTGGCACGAAAGGGCTGTTTGCCGGCCTGGGGAAGCTCAATACTTTCTATGGGCAGGGAAGTCTTTCTCACGCTGACACGCGCTTTGTCGCGCACAAGGTTGCGCATCCAGGTGGCGAGCGCCCAGTCAAGGACGTGTGGTTTGCCGACACGTTCAACGCCTATATCTATACGGCTGTCGAATATGCCGATGGCACTGTAAAGCACCACTATCTCGATGGATCGGCCACGACCGCGATTACGGATACCAACTGCCCGCATACCAAGGCTGTCATGAAGACTGCTTCGCGCATCTTCGCCGCCGGCGCGGGCGATGGTTCCACGGTGCGCTACTGCAAGGCGTCGGGCCCTAGGGATTGGACTGCGGCCAATGATGCCGGATTTCTTCCCACTGGCCTGCAATTCAGCGGTGACCGTAGCGCCAACGCCCTGGGCCTGTATAAATCCAGCCTGGTGGTGCTGTCGCGCGATGGCCTGCAAATATGGGATGTTCAGAATGTTGACCCCACCACAATGAGCTTGACCGACCGCGTGGAAAACGTCGGCACCAGCTTTCCGCGCACTGTGCGCAACGTGTCGGGCGACCTCTATTTCCTGGCCGACTTCGGTTTCCGGTCGATCACGACCTTGCAGTACACCAACAATCTTGCCGATGTGGACGTGGGCAGCCCCATCGATTCCATCGTGGTTCCTGAGATTCGGCAAACCGAGGCTGTGCCGCAAGCCTTTTTCCACTATGGCACGGGGCAATATATTTGCGTCGTCGGCCGCGAACTCTATGTTTATTCCGTGTCGCGCACAGCCAAGATCGCAGCATGGTCGCGCTACAGCATTCCTTTTCAGGTTGATGCGACCGCCGAGTTGGCCGGGGAGCTGTATTTCCGCAGCGGAGACGATATTTATCGTTTCACCGCCGACGCCTATACCGATGACGGTTCCAGCTTCGAAGTATTGGTGCAGCTTCCCTATATGGATTTGAAGGCGCCGGGGCAACTCAAGCGAGTCGTGGGCGTGGATATGGTAGTTGATGGCGAATGTACGGTTTCACTGGGCTATGACGTGCGCTACCCAGATGCGGTCACGCCGCCGGTGCGCGTGCGCGGCAATACGCGCCCCGGCGGCATCATTCCGATCGAGGTATCCGGTACCGAGTTTTCGTTGATTCTGCGTAACCTGTCGAGCAAGCCTTTCCGTGTCGACGCCGCCACCATCTATTACGAAAGCCTGGGGGCTGTCTGATGGAATCGATATTTCTCCGCGGCCCCAGCGAAACCGCCGCAGAATTCCCCCGTGTGCGACACCTATTTGAGCGCGTCACCAACGAGGCGGCCAAGGGAGAATTCACGGTGCAGGATCTGGAGCGCTTGGCGGGCGAGGGGCGGATTATCGTAGGCGTAGCGCTGCTTGCAAATACCCCCGTCCTGGCTGTGGCTCTGGAGTTCATCCATTACCCGCAGTACACGGTGATGAATGTGGTTGCGCTGGCCGGCGAGCAGCTACCGGCGGTCATGCAGGCGTTTTGGCCGGCGCTGCGGGAATACGCGCGAGAGGCTGGCGCGACGCACATACAAGCCAGTTGCAGCCCGGCGATGGCGCGGCTGCTGGCGAAATACGGATTTGAGGAAACCTACCGCACCATCAGGAGCAAACTATGACCCGACAAGATCAACTCGCCCAACTCGCCCAGGAATTCAGCGGCCCCGCTCTCAACGCATGGCCCACCGACAGGGCCGGAAAGCTGCGGCCGCACAAGGGAGGCGGCGGCGACGATGGCGGTGCGCGTGAGATGGAAAACCAGCGGCAGCAGCGCGTTGCGGATGCCACCAATCGCATCAGCCAGATTTTCGACAGCGCCAACCGGGACGCACTGTATGGCCAGCAGAAACAGGCAGTGTATGACCTGAACACTCAAGACGTGAACCGCCAGTTTGGGGAGGCTGAACGCGCTAACCGTTTTGGCCTAGCCCGTGCCGGCTTGCTGGGTGGCAGCGCAGACATCGACAGTAACGCCGAACTCACGCGCCGCACAAATGAGGGCCTGGTCAAAGCTGCAGGTATTGGCGACCAGGCGGCGGCCGATCTGCAAACCTCGGACGAGCGCGCGCGGCAGAACCTGATTTCGATGGCGCAGTCCGGCATCGATACCGGCGCCGCCGGGCAACTGGCATTGCAGCAGCTGGATGCCAATACAGCGAATGCATCTTCTGCGCGCTCTGGCGCCACGGTAGGTAACCTGTTCGGTGACCTTGCCAATGCCTACCTGTACGGGCAGCAGCAGAAAGGCGTACAGGCTGGTCTGGCGCCGTATACCAACTTCCAGCCGGGCGTGACCAACGGCAATACGCGTAGTTCCTACGGCGGTACTCAATAAGTGGGGAAAAGCATGGCTGATATTGAATCCCGGGCATTGACGGCGCCGCAGCCTGCCGAGTTGGCGGTGGTTTCGCCGTGCCTGCCGGCGATGGCGCCGGCGGCCATCGAAAAGGTTCGCCGGCTGGAGGCATTGTCGCTGGAGCAGTGCGAGCAAGTCGAATTCCCGACCGCGCACCTGATCCACGGCGGCATGTATGCACGCACCTTGCACATGTCGGCTGGCACGGTGCTGACCGGCGCGCTGTTGAAGATCCCAACGGTGCTGATCGTTGCCGGCGATTGCGCGGTGTTCATTGGCGAGGAAACCATCGAACTGCGCGGCTACAACGTGCTGCCCGGCAGCGCCGGCCGCAAGCAGGTTTTTTTGGCGCACACCGATGTCGACATGACGATGTTCTTCCCATCGAAGGCAGGTTCCGTAGGGGAGGCGGAGCAGGAATTTACCGATGAATACGAAATGCTGATGACGCATCGTCTCGGCGGCGATAAGACCCTGATTACAGGAGAGTGATATGGCTGGGGCAATTAGCGGAACCACGATGGCCGCGATCGCGGCAATGGTTGCAGGCGCTGCCATGCAGTACAAGGCGCAGCAGGATGCGGCCAGCCGTCAACGGCAGCAGATTCAGTCGGAATTGCAGCGCCAGCAGGATTATCAGAAGCAGGCGGAGAAGGTCGCCCTCGATCGAGTGCAGGACTACGACCCCGAGCAGCGCCAGAACCGGCAGCAGCAGATCGAGCAGCAGGTGACCGATGATTTGTTGCAGCCAGTTCAGCAAGCGCAGCCTGGGATGCAAGCGCAGTCAGCCGTACAGGGTAGCGTGTCGCAGGATTACACCGCGGCACGCGCGCAGTCGCAGGCCGAGCAGATGAAGTCCGCCGAGGCGCTGGCGCGCATCATGGGCAAGATCACCGGCGCGAACCGGCTGCGGCAGGATGAAGCCCTGAACATGATGGCGACGGGGCAACAGATCGATCGCCTCAAGAATTTTAGCCAGGGTAGCCAGGGCGTCGGCCAACTGGAAGCGCAATTGGCGGGAACCCCCGATGGCGGTTTAACGCTGGCCGGTAGCCTGGCGCAGACGTTGGGCAGCGTTGGGCTGATGGGTGGCTTCTCGGGGGCATCCACTGCCGGCGGCGCTTCTTCTGCCGGAACTACGGCAGATGTATGGGCCGGTCAGGCACCTAAAGTCGGCGCGAATTTCACGAATGGAGGTCTTGGTTTCAAGGCTCCAGCTTCTTTTGGTTGGCCCTAATTCTCGTAGGTGATGACATGGCAGGAATCGACGGAAATTTCGCAAGTGGCCTTTCTTCCGGCTTGAGCAAGGCAATTCAGGCTGTGGGGCTTGGTGGCGATGTGAAACAGCAGGCCCAGATGCAAGCCGGCTTGATTGGCGCGCAGACGGCAAAGTATGGCGTGGATGCCAACGAAGGCGCGCGCCTATCAGCATTGCGGCAAGATCCTGGGTTCCTCAAAAGCATCTCCGCCCTGTATGGACCTGGCGCCGCCGCGGCATTCCAGGCCGGCGGCGATGCCGACAAGTTCGGTGGCAACGCCATGGACATGCAGAAATACCAATTCCGCGACCGCGTGCTGAACAATATCGGAGATCCCGGTACCGACCCGACCAAGATCAACATGGGAACGTCCGCGGTGGAAGGAAAGACTTACGAGCCGTTCCGCCCGGTGGGTGATACCGGCTATACGGTGAATCAGGGAACTGGCGCGGTGGGCGTGGGCAATCCTGGCATGGCCGGCCTGTTCCAACAGGGCCAGCAGGCGCAAAACAACCTGCGCACCGCCCAGGCCGGCCAGGCCGCGCAGTCTGGCCGCAACTTCGACGCCACGCGCGGCGTGGTCATCGACACGCGCACCGGCACCGCCATGCCCGTCACGCTGCCCGATGGCGCGCCGCTGCCACCTTCGGCAGCCAGCTACAACAAGGCCTACGACGAGAACAAGGCGAAGGATATGGTCGCAGCGGAGGACTCCATCCGCAAGGCTGGCATGCAGGCGCCGGCCACCCTGGGCAATCTCTCCGAGATGGAGCGACTGGTGGGCAACTACGATGGCGGCCGTCTGACGGGCATGGCCATGAGCGCAGCCTCCATCGGGAACTCGCTGGGTATCCCCATCGACCCGAAGCTGGGCGACAAGCAGGCCGCCGAGGCGTTGTTCAATGAATTCGCCCTGAAGCTGAAGAATGCCGGCGGGGCAAACCAGCTGCCAGGCGCGCTTTCTGACCGCGATCTGGCGTTCTTGCAAGCAACCTCGCCACAGCTCACCCAATCCGCGGCTGGTCGCCAGTCGATCATCGACCGGCATCGAAAGCTGGCCATGCGCGACCAGCAGGTAGCGAACATGGCCCAGGCGTACAAGGAACGCAACGGCGGGCGCCTGGATGATGGATTCTTTACCCGTCTTTCCGCCTGGTCGCAGCGCAATCCTCTTTTCAGTGAGCCGGCCCATGGCAACCCCTGACGAATTCGTGCAGCAATATGGCCCAAGCGCCGCGCGCGCCGCGCGTACGCTGGGCGTGGATCCATCTATTCTTCTGGGGCAGTTTGGCCTGGAAACTGGGTGGGGGCGCTCGGTGGTGCCAGGAACGAACAACCTGGGCAACATCAAGGACTTCTCCGGCGGCGGCGTGGCGGCGCGTGACAACATGACCGGCTCCGCCGACCGCTACCGGCAGTACGCCACGCCCGACGCCTTCATGGACGATTACGTGAACCTGATCCAGCAGAAGTATCCGCAGGCGGTCGGCGTCGGAAATGACGCGGTGAAGTTTGCGCGTGCGCTGAAGTTTGGCGGCTATGCCGAGGATCCTGCCTATATTCCCAAGGTTGCCGGCGCCGCCAGTACGGTGCGCCGCTTGGGTGACAAGCTCACGTCTTTCCTGTTTCCCTCGGCACAAGCCGGCGAATTGCCTGCCAACAGGTTCGATGACATTTTTGCGGATATGCCCAAGCCGGCGGCACAAGCACCTGCTGCGGAACCGGCACCAGCACCAACAGCACCTGGTGCGGCGCCGCGCCAGGCTGCTCCGGCTGGCGCTGATCCCTTTGCCGACATTTTTGCAGATGCGCCTGCAGCGAAGCCTGCCACACCAACTCCCGCCAAGCAACCCGTGCCGGCGGTAAAGCCCGAGCGCGCAGCCGTACAGCAGGTCGGTGATGCCCTGATGGACATCCCCCGCCAAGTTGGCCTGACGGCTCGATACGGAATGGAGGGACTTGGGCGGGCCGTGGGCCTCTTCACCGAGCCGTTACGGAGGGTTGTTGTCAATCCCGCGTTGCGCGCGTTGGGCCTGCCTGAGGCCGTTCCTGCCGAGGAATTGGCATCTCGCGGTGCCTCGGGGCTGGGCTTGCCGCAACCGACGAACGCGAATGAGCGAGTGGTGGGTGATATTGCCCGTTCGATGGCGGGTGCCGGCGGTCTGGCTGGCACTAGCAACGCCCTGGCGCGTGGCGCGACCGGCGTAACCAGGACGGTTCTGCAAACATTGGGGAGCAACCCAGGCCAGCAGATTGCATCCGCGGCCGGCGCCGGTGGCGCTGGTGGTTCGGTGCGCGAAGCTGGCGGCGGAGAGGGTGCCCAGGCCATCGCGTCGCTGATTGGCGGTCTTGCTGCGCCGCTGGCCACCCAGCAGGGCACGCGCGCCGTATCCTCGGTTGCAAACCGGTTGAGCCCGCCCAGCACACAAGAGGTCGAGCAGCAGATTAGGCTGGTCATGGACAGGTCGGGGGTGGACTGGGGCGCGGTACCAGAGCGCGTGCGCCAGATGGTGCGGGAGGAAGCCGGTCAGGCGCTGCGAACCGGTGGCGACTTGAGCGGAGACGCGCTACGCCGGCTGGTGGACTTTGGCCGCGTGCAAGGCGCGACGCCGACGCGCGGCATGTTGACGCTCGATCCTGTGCAGATCACACGGGAACGTAACTTGGCGAAAATCGGGGCCAACGCCAGCGACGAAGGGCTGCAAGGGCTAGCGCGCGTCCAGAACAGCAACAATTCGGCGCTGATTGGCGCGCTGAATAATGCCGGCGCGAACACGGCTGATGATGCCTATGCCGCCGGCCAGCGCGTCATCGATGCCTTGCAGCGGAACGTCGACACCCAGCGCGGCAACATCAACAACTTGTATTCGGCGGCGCGCGACAGTGCCGGCCGGAGCTTTCCACTCGATGGTGCCGCCTTTACGCAACGTGCTTCGCAGGCACTGGATGACGCGCTACTGGGCGGCGCGCTGCCCGCCGACGTGCGCAATCACTTGAATCGCATTGCGCAGGGCGAGGTGCCATTCACGGTGGATTATGCGGAGCAGTTGAAAACCCGTATCGGGAACCTGCAGCGCGCCAGCCAAGATGGGCAGACCCGCATGGCGCTCGGCGTGGTACGCCGAGCATTGGACGATACGCCCGTCCTTGGCTTGGGCCAACAAACGGGGGCCGCCGGAGCGCGCGCAGTCAATCCTGGTAACCTGCCGGCGATTCCTCGCGTTCCAGACCTTGGCGAGCAGGCCGTGGAGGCCTTCAATCAGGCCCGCTCGGCAAACCGTTCGTTTATGCAGCAGGTGGAAAATACGCCGGCACTTCAGGCGGTCTACGATGGCACGGCCACGCCTGACCAGTTCATGCAGCGGTACCTGATCGGCTCGGCAGCCAAGGCAAGGGACGTGGAGGCGATGCGTACAGCCATTGCCGCCGATCCGGCCGTAGGCGACACCATCCGGGCGCATATTGCATCCTGGCTCAAGGGCAGGGCGCTGAACGGCGCCGCGGACGAAGTGGGGAATTTCAGTGCATCGAACTACAACAAGGCCCTACAGGCTATCGGTGGGCAGAAGCTGGCAGCGTTCTTTTCGCCCGATGAAATTGAGCAATTGAGGGCCATTGGCCGCGTCGGTAGCTATATGGCTCATCAGCCCGTCGGCAGCGCCGTCAATAACTCGAACTCTGGCGCGCTGGTGCTGGGCCGCGGCATGGATTTCTTGAATGCCGTTGCCAGCAGGTCATTGCCTTTAGGTATCGGCACCACGATTGTCGGAGCAATTCGCGGAGCGTACCAGAATGGGGCGGGGTCGGCTGCATCAGCGGCGGCGCAGCGCGTGCCGCCAGCGCTCGTACAGCCTACGGCGGTCAATCAGGCTGCCCGTGCATTGCGGTGGACTTCGCCGGTGGCATACAGCGCACTATTTCCCGCTGCGGGAATTCCACCAAGCCAGGATGATGGACGCCGCTAAATAGCCCAGAAAAATGGGATTCATGCCGAAGAGGGTGCCACTGTTTTCCATGTTCTTTTGATGTGGTTTAGAAAAATCCTCCTGCGCCGGAGCAGGAAGCCATAGTGACGCAAATTATGGACTTCAATGCTGCCGGGAGGTGATAAAAATGAAATTCCGCATCGGACTGGCCGAGGGCTGGCAAGAGCTGCACCGCAAGAGCAGCGTGCGCTTCTCGGCGGCCGTGGCCTTGCTGGCGTCGGTCGGGCCGCAGATTGCCCAGGCATGGGGGATGGTGCCGGATGACCTGAAGGGCTACCTGCCCACCAGCGTCAAGCAGACCATCGGTTACCTGGTGCTGGCCTGCGCCTTTTTGGCGTTGCGCTATACCAGGATCGAGCGGAAGGGGCCGACGCCATGAACCTGACTGACCACTTCAGCCTGGCCGAGCTCACCGCCAGCGAGACGGCCGCGCGCCGTGGTATCGACAACACGCCCTCGGCAGCCATCATCAAGAACCTGACGCGTATCGCTCAACTTCTGGAGCGTGTGCGCGTGCTGCTGGGGAGCAAGCCGATCCTGGTGTCTTCCGGCTATCGTGCACCGGCACTGAATGAAGCGGTCGGCGGTTCCAAGACTAGCGCCCACATGCAGGGCCTGGCCGCCGATTTCATTTGCCCCGGTTTCGGCACACCGCTGGCTATCTGCAAGCGCCTGGATTCACTGGGCCTGGAGTTCGATCAATTGATCCAGGAAGGCACATGGGTACATATCGGCCTGGCCGCCGAAGGTCAGAAGCCGCGGCGCCAAGTTCTGACCGCCAAATTCAGCGCAGGCGGCACAACCTATGGGAGCGGACTGTGATCGACATCATCCTCAAGGCGTGGCCCTATCTGCTGGCCGCCATCGGCGCCATCGCGGCCCTTTTCTTCAAGCAGGGCGCCGACAAGACCAAAGCCCAGGCTGCGCAAGAAGTTGCTGAAATTAAACAAAAAGTTGCAGAACAAAACGCCGCTGCCGCCCTATCGGGTGCCAATGCGGCAAAGGAGCGTACCGATGTGGAAAATACTATTGCCGGCCACCCTGGTGAGTCTGGTCAGCGGCTGCGCGACGAATGGTCCCGCGATTAATCCGGCGCCGGTGATCGTGGACAACAGCTGCGCCTGGGCCAAACCGATCTACATCAGCAAGCAGGACAAGCTGACGGATGGGACGGCTGACCAGATCCTGGCGCACAATCTTGCCGGCGCTGGTCGGTGCGGATGGAAGCCGACCAGCCAGAAGAAATAGCGCGTTGTATTGTTGCAACTTGCGCAACCCATTCCGACGCGTATAATCCGCCGCTTGCTTGTGGGGGAAATATTGCCCAACTGGGCGCAAACAGGGCCGTTTGCGCACTTGATGCAAAAGCAACAAATGCAGAGCCATGCGGCTTTGAGGGCTGCGCAGGATTCGCTACCTTGACTCGAAATCAGGCGTACGGTTTCCCGTACCGTGGGTTCGAATCCCACCCTCTCCGCCAGTTAGCTTGTAGGTAAAAGTAAGGCCCTGACATTCTCAGGGCTTTATTTTTATGTGCGCGTGCGCTTCTGTTGCCGTCGGCGTGATGGCAATCAAATACACATCGGTATCGCTGCTCTCAAGGGGAGGGACTGCGATGCCGGCTGTCAGAATCAT